TTGGTTCTGGGATTTCGTCCTCGTCATCCAAAGCACGTAGGGAGTTAAGATCCATAACCTTCAGAGCTGCAATTTCTTTCTCAGCAATGGCGTTCTGAATGTTTTCCTTGCGCATCTTTCTCACTTCGTCCTCAAACTCCAATCCCAAAGAACGATACAGGGTTTGCAAAGAGACGCGCTTCTGATCGGCAGTGCCCTGCGACAAAGTCATGAGGGTGTTGATGTAGTCTCCTGCATCAAACAGAGACATATGGTTCCAGTCGATTTCTGGAACGATAAGCTGCTTCTCGCCACCTGAGTAGTCATAGAAGCCCTGTATTTTGGAGATGGGGGCGAAGATCTTGATCTTCAACCATTGCGACATCATGTTTCTGAATGACAGATAACGCTGTCTCAAAACATCCAGAGCCACGCCTCCATTAGCATAAGTGGTGTCAGCACCACCATCCATCATGACAGGTGGAACGAACAGACCGATAAAGATCTGCTTGATGAGGGCCGTGATGTCGTTTCCGATATCGTAGATGCCCTGGCCCCAGCCCACTCTCTGAATGTCCACGCCTTCGTGGGTAAAAATCTTGAAATCCTTATCGTACTGAGCGTCCTCGAAGACGCTTCTCCAAGCTTCCAAGTCAGCAAAGGTTGGCTTGTAATCGGCAGATCCGATCTTGACAACGGTGGTAGGATTGACCATGTTGTCGGCCTGCGCATACTTGCTCTCATAAAGCTTGTCGAAAAGCATGAGCTGACGGAAGATACAAACAGGCAGACCTGTTCCTCTGATTTCGTAAGGGCTAATCCTACGAGCCAAATGCGAGACATGGAAATTGTCCAGCGGGATGTTTTCTCCGCGTCTAACGGCATCAATGATGTGTTGATTGAGTTGCTTGCGCTGCTCAATATCCGTGGGACGATTGGAAAAGATGATCTTCTTGAGGTTCTCATCTGGACGCAACATGATGATGGGTTCGCTGGCCACTACGGTTCTCTTGACAATCATGAAGTCTGGGTTCTGAATATGAACGCGACTCCACTTACCTTTACTTTCGTCCAATTCCGTATACACGAAGGCCTCACCCAACAGCCAGTATTCCTGTGCGATTTGGATGCAGATGTTCATCAAATCGATTTCCTCAATCATGTCATTGAAGAACTTCTCAATATCCTTGTTGGGGCACTTGATGGATAGTTTGCTGATTGGATAAGTGCTGTGCAAACTGACAGCGTTGTGCACGAATGGATTGAGGGCGAAAAAGCTGCGACACCAAGCGTTGATGGTGGCTCGGTCTCGGGGAAGATTTAGGTTGCTGTTGAGCCAAAGTGGTGAATAGACTTCTGGCGTCTGCTTGGCGGAGTCGCCATGCACACCTCTAAACATACCGCCTATGCTTCCGCCACTAACGACCTGGCTGAACTTCTTCAGTCCCACAGAGGACACCACACGGGCATTATCTGTGGAGGCATATTCGCCTGCTATATTGTTATAGCTGGGGCCTGTGCCATCTCGGAAAAAACCTTGATCCACTTCGTCAGAAAGAATGACTCTTCTCTCCTGGGACACACCCTGGGCCATGATAGCGCTTATTTGCGGGGTATTGTCTTTACTTGCCAAGAACTTTGCTGAGAAGGATGGGGAGTCCCCCAGACCTGATTTTTTGATGGCCATTATGCCTCTATTCCACTATGCCGGCTCCACCACACCCCTATATGCTCTAAGGATGATATATCAGGTGTTAGAGCTTCCTGCGGACATATCCGGATAATACCATTGGCTTGTTGGCATTCTTGCTAGTCTGCAATAGAGGGTTATTGTTTGTGAAGCCTCGACTGATAATGAACTTGTAAGCCAGGTAGGCGTTCAGTAGGGCCATGAAACCGTCATTTGGTGTGCCTCCCTTGACGTAATGGATACTGTGATCGCCATATTGAGAAATAGATGGCTTTAGCTCCATACTGCAACAGTGTTCAATCAACCAAGCTACCCTTTCGTAGTCCCCATATGGAAACCTGATCATCCCCTTCTTCATCTGCTCATACATCTCCCCGATGTAAAAGTCCCTCTCAAAAATGATCTCCTTGGGAAAGGCGTCTGCATTGAACTTGACATTGTCATTGACTTTGTTGTGGGCGCGGGAGACCAAATACTTATCGCCATAGGCTTGGTGCATCACGTAAGAGAAGTCATTGGAGTAGCCAATATCTCCCACTGCCAAATCGATGTTGTATTGTCGCATCAGCTGATCGATGATGCCCCTTTTGCTTTCCATATCGTTGCGCTTGAACTTGGTAGCAAATTCGATGGACAAAAGGCCTGGTCCCTTGGTTAGAAGCACTACCGCCGTGCTATAGGACTGACCCTGCGGTTTTACTCTGTCAGGATCGGCCAGCTGTTCCAAATCTGCGCGTGCACCATAGTCAATCCCCAACAGCGCAAATTGTTGTCCCAGATCCTTAGGACGATCAATGCGGGGACTGAACTTTCTTTCGGTGTCGGCACAATGCTCTCGTATCTCTTCGGGAGTAATAGGGCTGGAGTCTCCTTGGAAGAACTCGCCCAACACTTCGTTCATGAATACACGCTCTGTGTTGATAGGGTGCTTGCCAGGCTTTTCTTTTTCGATATCCTCTCGGCTGAACATCGGCATGTATAGTTGGTTGATATGAAAACCAATCATCTCACAATCGCGATCATCAGGATTTTTGAGGCCCACCCACTTGCCGCGTTCGGCCGCTTCTAGTTTGTTCTGCTCGTGTCCGCAATGCGTGCACTTAACAATGAAGCCGTGTATCCATACCTTCTCCCAATCATCCGAGCCAGGAGTGTAAAGCGGAAAGTGTTTCCGGCAGTTTTCGCATCCCAGGTGATAATACTGCTGAGAAGACGTTTGCCACATCTTATGGAAGTCAGACCCCTTACGCCTTGGTGTTCCGAAAAAAACACGGACACCCTTAGAAGGTTGACCATACTTAGCAGTGGTCAAAATCTTGAGGGCATTTCCAATGGCTTGTCCTGTTGTCTTCTGCACCTCATCGAAGAAAATGATGTCGGCAGTACGACCCATAATACGGTCAGCATCGATGCCAGTGGACTCAATCCACAAGTGGTTTCCGCCTATAAACTGCTTGAAGTGCAATGAGTCGTTGGTGGCTGTGGACTGATCCAGTAGCTGTTGCATGTAAGACTTAGGACGGGAGCCCTTAGTCTCTTTGGAGCCCTCTGGGATCTTGGATTGAGAAATCATTTGTCCAAGTTTGGTTTTGGAGTAAGCGGCGGCCAACTCCAATTGAGGGAAAGTATGGATAACACGAATAGGGGGCCTATCGCTGGTGCCAAACATGCCACAACCCATGAAATACATTTCAAGGGCGCTAGCCATAGTGGTAGCTCCGACCTGACGGCCTTTGACCATAATGACCGGCTTAGCATTCGGTTCTAGGGCTTTGATGCCGATGTAGCGGTAGATATCGCTGAAAGGTTTATAGCCATTTTTGTGGAGCGTGAATGGCTTGCCATCGAGCGTAAGATACGTCTCCGCAAAAACAACAGGATCCATCATCATCAACTGCTTTTTGAGCTTGTCGAAAAGCTCTTTATCTTCAACGTTCAGTGCTGGCATGCTAAAATAAGGACATATCCAGTAGCATGGCTTCCACGAAAAAACGCAATAAAAAGGAGTGCCTCAAATGTGGCATTTTGCTAACCACACAAAATTGGGGTGAAAGCGACAGAAAAATAGGCTACTACATCTGTAAAAGTTGCCGAAAAATAAAGGACAGCGAATACCACAGTCGTGATTCTAAATACAGCATCAAACAACGCAATCGATACCGTATGAGGCGAAGCGCGGTAATATGGGCTTATGGTAATGCTTGTGCCAAGTGTGGAGAAGACGATTACACCAAACTAACTATCAATGGGAGCATCAATTTTTTGTACGACAATATCGTGCAAAGTGCGGAACATCAAATTACCTGCTACAACTGCAATAAGAAGCCATACACGAACAAATATACCCTGAAATACAAGAGACAAATGGTGCAGAAGCTTGGTGGGTGCTGCCAGGGGTGTTCAGAAGAGAGGGTTGAACGACTGACTGCCGCTATGATTGGGAAGCTATTGTGCTACAACTGCTACATGAGTAAGTTGGCGGCTGAAAAATACGCAAGAGAACATCCAGAGGATGAAAAACAGCCTGGGTAAGTGCAAAGGAGTTAAATCTTGGCGGGCATCAGAATGTTGAATGCATCCGTGTTGGAAGCATCAATATCCGAATTGGCCATGTAGTCTTTCTTACCCAAGTTATCGTAGTTGTCGTAGTTGCTAGGGTTGTCAGTTTTGGCCTGCAAGTTGAGCCTGCTAACCAAACGGATTAGCTTTTCATCTTCCCAATCGCTTTCCTCAGCAATGTCTCGCGCATGCATAGAGCGCAAACGAGAAATGATGGCGGGAACTGGCAGGTTTCCCTTGCTGTCTTGAATGATATTCTGCAAGGTGTGCAAAATGCTTGGGACAGCCTGAATGACATTGGGCATCTTAGGGTCTTGAGATGGCCCAGCTTGAGCTGTCTTCTTAGCGGCTGGCTTCGAGACCTCATGATCCTGTGATGTCTTGGACATGTCCAGATAAGCCGTCAACCCACTGCGTTGCATCATGTCATCAACTGCTGCCTGCACCGAAGGATACTTGGGCGTGCTGTTATGCATGATGGAGGCAATCTCATCAAATAGTCCTTGACCACGAGGCTGCACACTAGTCTTTTGTAGCTTGTCTTGAAACTGCTGATACCAGTGGTTATCGCTGTAAGGTTCGTCAGACTGTCTGCTGACTACCGATTGATGGCGCGTATACTTGGACATTGATTACCCACGGAAGTTGGCAGACCAGTTGTAGTTGTCGCTGCTGCTGACATCGATATCTTCGTCTGGTGTGTGACCCATATCAACAGTCATAGCCAGGCCCATATCGAACAGACACTGACGAAGCGACAGTTGATCAATTTTGCTCAACTCGTATTTCTCCACCATCTTCTTGTAGAGCCACTCTACATCGTGGCCGGCTGATACCATACCATTGACACAGATCCTGGCGAGACTAGAAATGTGGATGGGATCAGCCGG